GCGCAACCCTGGACGTGAGTTCTCAGCGGGGCGCGTTACGTACCTTTACGACAAGCAGCATCTCTGGTATGCGTTACCGTCTGGTCGCATTTTGTGCTACCCGTTCGCTAAGTTTGAAGGTGACGAAATCACGTATGTGAAGGCCGCATGGAAGCCAGCAGCAGATGCCAAAGAATGGCCGAGAGCGCGCTTGTGGCGTGGGCTTGCATGTGAGAACATAACGCAGGCAATCGCGCACGACTTGCTGCGCCATTCTTTACGCCAATTATCCGATACCGTCCTACACGTCCATGATGAAATCGTACTCGAGTCAAAAAATCCAGAAGCTGATGCAATCAAATTAAACGACGTGATGTGCACTGCGCCTGATTGGGCGCAAGGATTACCATTGAAGGCGGGCGTTAAGATAATGAGCCGCTACGGAAAATAAAAAAGCCACCTAGCGGGGTGGCTTTTCTTACTACAGGAGACTGCGTTGGACTTTATTGAATTTTATACTAAGTTAGCACCAGAGGGTGAAACCGCCGTTATTGTGCGCCAAAAGCCACAGCTGGCAAGCGGTGAGCTGCAGTACCACGCCGACGGCGCTATCAAGTGCACATGGCCTGCGTACTTGCCTAGCCACAGCACACGCAAGGATCAAGCGTGGTACGGCAACACCGCGTCGTTCATTATTGACCGCTTCAAAGATGGCCGCGTGTCGGCATCAATCGCTAACTGCGATTACGTGCTCGTCATGGTGCTTGATGACGTAGGCGATCCTGAGAAGGCACCCAACACCCCTCCGCTTGCACCTACGTGGATCATGGAGACGTCGCCCAACTCGTTTCAGTGGGGTTACGCGTTTAGCGATCAGCCGACCAAGGGCGAGTACGCTGCAGCCATTGACGCGATCATCAAGGCGGGTTACTGCGACCCAGGTGCGAATAATCCAGTGCGCAACTTCCGCCTGCCAGGCTCGGTCAATCTAAAGCCAGGCCGCGATCGGTTTGCGTCGCGTCTGGTCGAGTTCCACCCTGAGCGTGAGTACAGCCTGCCGGAGATATGCGAAGCGTTGGGCGTTCAACCGTCCGAGCCTGAGTCGTTTGCAGTGCGCCCGATCCGGCTATCGGATGATGGCGCTGACGACGTGATGGCGTGGCTCTCGAGCCAGAACCTAGTGCTGTCTGCCCCTAATTCTCGCGGGTGGGCGGGCGTCATCTGCCCTAACCACGCATCGCACAGCGACGGTAACCCCGAGGGTGGTTACAGCCCGTCAACGCGATCCTACCGCTGCCTGCATGGCCACTGCGTTGACATCGACTCGCATGTGTTCTTGGATTGGGTGGCTGAGAACGGTGGCCCAAAACACGCGCCAGGCTTACGTGAAGAGCTGCTCGCGTCTGTGATGGATCATACATTAGCCAAGCTAACACCGACCGCCGCGTTTCCTGACAAGGGTGCCGAGGTGATCGCCGAGGTCGAAAAGAAGCAGCTCGACCGCGTTGAGAAGGCCGACTGGTACAGCCGCTTTGCGTACATTCAGACCGATGACGCTTACTTTGACATGCTAGAGCGCCGAGAGCTGGCGCGCAATACGTTCAACGCATTGTTTAGGCATGTGACCTGTCATTCATTACATAAGCAGAAAACGCCGCGTCGTATCGAGGCGTCGATTTGCTTTGATGAGAACCGCCAGAAGCAGGGCGCGCTTGCCTTGGTCGGCATCACCTACGCCGCAGGCGAGTCGGTGCTCGTCTCACGCGAAGGGCAGGTGTACGGCAACCGCTGGCAGGATCGCAGGCCGAAGGCCGTCGCCGGTGACGTCACGCAATGGTTAGAGCACGTCGAGCGCATGCTGCCGGAGAAATTCGAGCGCGAGCATGTGTTAAACGTCATGGCGTACAAGCTGCAGCACCCAGAGCGCAAGATCAATCACGCCGTTTTGCATATTGGCCACCCTGGCAGTGGTAAGGACACCATGTGGGAGCCGCTTTTATGGGGTATCGGTGGCGCAACGCATGAGAACGTCGCTATCGTGCGTAACGAGGAGATCATGAGCCAATGGGGTTATGCGTTCGAGTCCGAGGTGATGGTGTTCGAGGAGTTGCGCCAAAGCGAAGCGAAGGATCGCCGCGCGTTAGAAAACCACCTAAAGCCCATCATTGCAGCGCCGCCGGAGTTCCTGCAGGTCAACCGCAAGGGCTTACACCCATACAAAGCATTAAACCGGCTGTTCGTGCTCGCGTTTAGTAACGAGCGCGTGCCGCTTAGCCTGCCATCGGATGATCGTCGATGGATGGTCGTGTACTCGGATGCGCCCAAAATGACCGAGGCCGAGGGCGCGTCGATGTGGGCGTGGTACGAGGCCGGAGGCGCGTCGGCTGTCTGCGCATGGCTGTATCAGCGCGACGTCTCAGCGTTCAATCCTGGGGCCGCTCCGCCGTTGACCGAGGCCAAAATGATTATGGTCGAGCAGGGCAGGTCAACCGCCGAATCTTATCTGGTAGAGATGATGCACTCACGTTTAAGCGAGTTTTCAGCCGGTGTCGTGGCGTCGCCGTTCTATGCGTTGTGCGACCGCTTATCGGGCGGCGCACCGTCGGGCACGCGCATACCGCAGGCTGCACTATTGCACGCATTGAAGGAAGCCGGCTGGGTCGATTGTGGGCGTGTTGGTACGCGTGAATTTCAGACCAAGAAGCATATATTCTGCGCGCCGGATATGACTGACGTGCCACGTTCAGAGCTTCGCGCTATGGTCGAGGACAAGCCGGCACCGTCAGCAGTTCGCCTGGTCAAATAGCGTAGCAAACGCGGTCATGCGCTTAGGCGCCTGCCCAAAAAAAAGGCCCGCCAGAGGAGGATGCGGGCCAAAAACCACAGGGTAAAATCAGATTATAAGCCGAGAAGTATTGCGAGCATAGCTGCTAGAATCAGTCCGAGAAGCGCGAACATGCGGACCCCTCGATTTCCTTTATCACGTTATCACGTAGCAGGGCGACGACGTCAACGCCGCCCGCGTAGGCATGCACTAACCACGCACTGCCGTTATAGCCCACGCCACGATCCGGCGCGCTATATTCGAGAAAACATAGCAGGGTTCCCGTGTCGTACTCGTACTCGTACACATGCAAATGTTGCGGCCACCAGGGCGAGTGCGTGTCAATAACAGAGTTCTTAAGCTTGCCCATTGATGCCCCCCATTCGGTTCATTAGATATTCAGTTGACGTCACAGCGCCCGCGTTGACTAGTTGCGCCGCGTTATATTCGGCGTAGTGCTGGCGCCCGTAACCTGGCCGCACGTAGCAATTTAGCTTTTGATAGTGTGGCAGGTACGTGACGCCGTTCAAGCGGTACACAATGAAGCTAGCCTTGTCTGTCATTTGATAATTCATGCTGTCACCTCATCCGGTAGTATTTCAAATAATGGGATTGATGGATCATATTGCGGCGTACTTGTTTCACTTGCGCCGATATAATCTACCGCTTGCAGCATGTTCAACTTGTCAAAGGCCCGTATATAGGCCGCCGTTGACATGCTGTCGACCCATACTGGAAACTTTCGTATGTTCTTAGGTTTTGCCGGTTTATAGGGTTTTCTGGCCCGCTTAGTCAATTCAAGCTGATCGCGGTCGAATTTAAGCTTGTACGTGGTGCCGTCAATAATTAAGGTTTGCATAAAATCCCCCGTTTAAAATTGAACGTAAATAATAGCGCCCGCTTCGGTTACGCCGATAACGGTCGTTTCATCGTGCAGATAATCTAATACGTTAAGCAGTTCGTTTCCGTCATCTTCGAGGTCGATGGAATAATCGCGGGCAATATCCTCTGGCAATTGCTCGGATAATTCGCAGCAAAGGGCGATCACGTCGAGTTCATACTCCTCGCCTAAATCGCGCTCTTGGTCTTCTAGATAGTCGAATATTAGTCCGAGCGCGTCGTAACTGAATTGATCTTTGCGGCCTGCGCGCGCAAATGCGTCCCGAAAATCATAGAGTGATACAGTAGTTTTCATGGTTAGTTTTCTCCGTAAACGATAGCGAAAATCGGTTCGTGCGTTTTCTTGTCAACAATAACCACATTGTGCCCGTCGTCTTCTATGTCGCCTAATTCAGGGTTACGGATAAAGCCCGCTTCGCACATTGCCGACAAAATGTCACTCGACGGCGCGTTTATATCTAATTCAACCTTGCCAGCGTTGAACCATTGATTCCACGTCCAAGAACATGGTTCGTCACTTGCCCACGCTTCGATTGATAATACTTGATAAGATTTCATAATTAACCCCTCCAAGTAATTGAAACGATGAACGACAGCGCGCACGTCAGGCCGCCTAACATGCACTCGCCCGTATTGAACACGTTTTCAACCGCGCCAATAAATAGCAGCCCTAAGCCTGCGCCCGCTAATGCTGCAGTAATTAAATTAAGTTTTTGCATTTTGATTTTCCCTTGTGGTTTTTATTGGCCCGCTTTCGCGGGCCTTTTGGTTTAATTAAACGACAGGCCAGTAATACGAAAGCAGGCACCAATAGCAGTTTCAACGTCAATGGTGCCAAAAGGGTGAACAGCCAAAATAGTAACAGTCTGCAATTTGCCGTATACAGTAGTCTGAATTTTTTGACCGACAGTAGGTTTAGTCATTTTTTCTCCCTGTTTTGTAAAAGTTTATTTTATACTGCAGATCGATTCTCTCACAAAATAATTAGTTATAAAAGCTTTTATTGTATAACCTATTAAATTAGTCAAGTAATTGTCGCCAAGTGTAGGTAGTTTGAGCGGGCGAAAGTGCCCGCATGAAAAAGCGCGCCGATACTGGACTTTTTCAGCTTGTGGGTAATTGTAGGTAGTTTTATTTACTGCTTTAAATTTTCCAATTTCATACAGTAGTCTATACAGTAGTTGCCTATTATTTAGGCAGCGCTTACAGCCAGCGATTTAAACTACCGCCCACAATTGCCTACATTGCCTACATAGCTTTTTAATAACACTTGCATGCCCTGATCCGCGTACCCGAACCAAAAAAAGTGAGTGCTCACTAACATGCAAAGTTAGTGCTCACTAACCTAGTTAGTTAGTGCTTACTAACACATAGCTTTTTGGCAATTTTCTTTGGGGGAGGGGGGTAAGGGCCGCCGCGAACGGCCCTCGAAAACGGAGGGTTCGCAAACAATTTTTTTTTATTTTTAAACTACCCGCAATGACCCCCACGCTTGCAAACTAAAAATTATTTGTTACTATGTGAGCATGTTCAAATCAATCCCATTTTCTGTTCGTAAAGTAGAAGCGACTGAGGCGCGTCTTCAGGCGATCTATGACGCTGCGGCTTTGGGCTTGAAGGGTGACTCGCTGGCGTTAGCTGCTGGCATGCGTCCAGAAGAATATCGACGGCTGTGTGAGTTTGATCCGATTGCGACGTTAGCCGAGCAGAAGGGTAGAGCAGACTCCGAAATGGAAGCTAGCAAGCATTTGCGTACAGCGGCCAGAGCAGGCGACGCTAAGGCAGCGTTGGCGATCCTGCAGCACAGCCACGGCTGGACAGCCAAGCAAGAGATCAGCATCGACGTCTATCAGAAGATCAGTATCACGCAGGCGTTAGAACAAGCCCAAAGCCGAGTCATCGACGGACTCATCACGGAACAACAACCCCAGACGTTACAAACTACACTGACACATGGCGCAACTGCCGATCTATGATTCCGAGGGCGAGCAGCTCTTAATGACGCGGTTGTGGGCACCCACGATCGCGGACGATCCAGAAGCGTTCGTACTGTTTGCGTTTCCGTGGGGGCAACCCAACACACCGCTGGCTAAGTTCAAAGGCCCACGCACATGGCAGCGCAAGGTGCTGCGCAAGATAGCCACGCATCTAAAAAACAATCGCGGGCAAGTTGACATGGACGCCATGCGGGCGGCTGTCGCATCTGGCCGTGGTATTGGTAAGTCGGCGTTAGTTAGCTGGCTAATCCTGTGGATGCTGACCACTCGCATCGGGTCAAGCGTGATCGTGTCAGCTAACAGCGAAGCTCAGTTGCGATCAGTGACTTGGGGTGAGTTGACCAAATGGCAGGCGATGGTCATTAACAACCACTGGTGGGAGATCAGCGCAACTAAGCTGGTGCCCGCTAAATGGGTGTCAGAGCTAGTCGAGCGCGACTTGAAGAAGGGTACCAGGTACTGGGGTGCTGAGGGTAAGCTGTGGTCGGAAGAAAATCCCGACGCGTACGCCGGTGTGCACAACCATGACGGCATGATGCTGATCTTTGATGAGGCGTCTGGTATACCGGATGCGATCTGGTCGGTTGGTGCGGGCTTCTTCACCGAGCCGATATTGGATAGGTATTGGTTTGCGTTCAGTAACCCGCGACGCAACCAAGGCTACTTCTACGAATGCTTCCACGCTAAGCGTGCGTTTTGGCACACAGAGAACATCGACTCACGGGATGTCGAGGACACGGACAAGCAGATATATGAGCAGATCATTGCGGAATATGGCGAGGATTCGCCGCAGGCTAGGGTTGAGGTCTACGGTGAATTTCCATCGGCTGGCGAAGATCAGTTTATTGGTGCGCGTGCTGTCGACGAGGCCGCCGAGCGGCCAAAGTACAAGGATGAAACGGCTCCGATTGTTATCGGAGTTGACCCAGCTCGAGGCGGCGCGGACGCCACCGTCATCGTCGTTAGACAAGGACGCGACTTGGTAGCGATCAAGCGGTACCACGGCGAGGACACCATGACGACCGTTGGACGGGTGATCGATGCAATTGAAGAGTACCGGCCAGCACTAACAGTCATTGACGAAGGTGGATTGGGTTACGGAATACTTGACAGATTAAAAGAACAGCGATACAAGGTTCGTGGAGTAAACTTCGGTTGGAAGTCCAGCAAACCCGTCATGTGGGGTAACAAGCGTGCGGAGATGTGGGGCATGATGAAGGATTGGCTAAAGAGCGCCAGTATCCCGAACGACCGACAACTAAAAGCGGATTTGACCGGCCCGATGAAAAAGCCTGACTCGTCGGGTACGATCTATCTGGAAGGCAAGAAAGAGATGAAGTCTCGCGGTCTGGCCTCACCGGACGCAGCCGACGCACTAGCAGTGACGTTCGCGTTTCCGGTGGCTCATCGTGAGTCGAGTTATGACCGCGCAACGCGAGGTGCACCGCGTGCGTACCAACAGCAAACAGCCGCAACGGGATGGATGGGGAACTGACATGGCAACTAAAAAAGGCGTGTCGTTAAGCGTAGGACGAGGTGAAAAGCTGTCCGTCAGTAAAGGCGCGGGGCTGACTGCCAAAGGCCGCGAAAAGTACAACCGCGAGACAGGCAGCAATCTCAAGGCACCCGCACCGCATCCAAAAACAAAAGCCGACGAGGGTAGAAAGAAATCGTTCTGTGCTCGTATGGAAGGAGTTGTACAACACGCTAAAGGCGACGCCGAGCGCGCTAAAGCATCACTTAAACGGTGGAAATGTTGATATGGCACGCTCATCTAAAATAGCTAACGGCAAAACTGTGCATGCGTTTGGCGGCTTGCCGGACGCACGTATGGGTAAAGCAGATAAGATTCATAATGGCAAAGGTTCAGGGGGTAAAAATAGCAAAGCCATTACTAAAGTACACAATACAATTGGCGGCGTAGTTCACGCTGTTAGCCACAATTATGGCCATCACGGTGCTAAAGGACGCGAATTACACGGTGGTGGATTAGGCACTGAGGACGAAAATTAATCATGGCTACTAAACCAGGTCTGTACGCCAACATTCACGCTAAGCAAGAACGCATCAAAGCCGGTAGCGGCGAGAAGATGAGAAAGCCAGGCTCGCCTGGCGCTCCAACGAACAAAGACTTTAAGCAGTCTGCTAAGACAGCAAAGAAAGGTAAATGACATGCCACTCGTTAAATCATCAAGTCAAAAAGCGTTTCGTTCTAACGTAAAAGCTGAGGTAAAATCCGGCAAACCTGTTAAACAGGCTGTTGCCATTGCTTACAGCGTTAAAAATGCAACACAACACAAGTCACCGTCGAAAGGCAAAAAATGAGCAAACTGACGACCAAAGCCCGTAACGCAATGCCAAAATCTGAATTTGGTATGCCTGGCAGCCGCTCTTATCCGATGCCCGATCGCGCGCATGCTGGCAACGCCAAAGCACGTGCAGCACAGCAAGTAAAGGCTGGCAATCTGTCAAAATCGGCAGAAAAGAAAATTGATGCCAAAGCCAACAAAATTTTGAAGAAAAAATAAATGGACTATACCGGCATAAATAAAGCCGCAAAAGTAGCTGCCGTAGGGGGCAATCCTGCCTCCGACAAGACTCGTAAAGACAACAATGATGTCTTAGCGACGATGCGCTTCCGCCTGCAAATGGCGATTTCTGCGCTATCTGAATCGCGTGAAGACGAATTAGATGACTTAAAATTCTATGCGGGTTCGCCCGACAACCATTGGCAATGGCCCGCTGACGTACTAGCTACTCGCGGGGCTGTCCAAGGTCAAACAATCAACTCGCGCCCGACGTTAACTATTAACAAGCTGCCGCAACATGTCCGACAAGTCACGAACGACCAAAGACAAAACCGTCCGAGCGGCAAAGTTATTCCTGCCGACGACAATGCAGACGTTGAAGTCGCCGAAATCTTCAACGGCATGGTCAGACACATCGAGTACATCTCGGATGCCGACGTTGCTTACGACACCGCCTGCGAAAACCAAGTAAGTTATGGCGAGGGGTACATCCGCGTCATTACCGAATACTGCAACGACGACTCGTTCGATCAAGACATCAAGATCATGCGGGTTCGCAACTCGTTCTCGGTCTACATGGATCCAACCATCCAAGACCCGTGCGGTGCCGATGCTAAGTGGTGTTTCATCACCGAAGACTTGCAACGTGACGAGTACGAACGCATGTTCCCCGATGCGTCACCGATATCCAGCATTGAATCAGCCGGTGTAGGCGACCAATCGCTAAACGTCTGGATTAACGAAGACACGGTGCGTATTGCTGAGTATTACTACGTCGAATACGACAAGGCAACGCTGCATCTGTACCCTGGTAACGTCACTGCGTTCGCAGGTTCGTCCGAAGCTAAGCAATTAGAAGCTATGGGCGTCAAACCTGTACGCAGCCGTGAGGTGGATGCTAAACGAGTCAAGTGGTGCAAAACAAATGGCTACGAAATGCTTGAAGAGCAGGATTGGATAGGCAAGTGGATACCTGTCGTGCGTGTAATTGGCAACGAATTTGAGGTTGATGGGCGTATTTACATCTCTGGATTGGTCAGAAATGCCAAGGATGCCCAGCGTATGTACAACTATTGGGTGTCTCAAGAGGCAGAAATGCTTGCTTTGGCTCCAAAAGCGCCATTTATTGGCTATGGCGGTCAGTTTGAGGGTTATGAAACCCAATGGAAGACCGCAAACACGCAAAATTGGCCGTATTTAGAGGTAAATCCTGACGTAACTGACGGAAATGGCGCTGTTTTGCCGCTTCCACAGCGTGCAGCCCCTCCACTACCCCAAACGGGCTTGATTCAAGCCAAAATGGGTGCTTCAGACGACATCAAATCGACTACTGGCCAGTACGATACTAGCTTAGGGGCGACATCTAATGAGCGTTCGGGCAAAGCGATTATGGCGCGAGAGCGTCAGTCTGATACTGGCACTTACCACTACGTGGATAATCTGGCGCGTGCTGTTAGGCATGTCACTCGCCAAATCGTGGACATGATCCCTAAGATTTACGACACACAACGTGTGGCTCGTATTATCGGTGTGGATGGCGACACCGACATGGTGAAGATTGACCCGACTCAGCCAGAACCAGTTAAAAAGATCGTTGACCATCAAGGCATCGAGATCGACAAGATTTACAACCCAAGCGTCGGTAAGTACGACGTCGTGGTAACTACTGGCCCAAGCTACATGACCAAGCGTCAAGAAGCATTGGATGCGATGGGCATGATCCTGCAAAGCAATCCGCAGCTCTGGCAAGTGGCCGGCGACCTGTTCATCAAGAACATGGATTGGCCAGGCGCTCAAGAAATGGCTCAACGCTTCGCGCGAGTTATTGATCCTAAAGTGCTGGGCGATGGATCGGATGATAGCCCCGAGCTGCAGCAAGCTAAGCAGCAGATACAAGCGATGGGTCAAGAGATGGAGCAGATGCACCAGATGCTGCAAAATGTTGGCAAGTCGATTGAAGCACAGGATATGGAGCGTAAGAACTTTGAAGCGCAAGTTAAGGCGTATCAAGCTGAAACTCAGCGCATCTCAGCCGTTCAAGCTAGCATGTCGCCTGAGCAGATTCAAGACATCGTCATGGGCACCGTGCATGGCATGATTACTAGCGGTGACTTGGTAGGTGAAATGCCAGGGCGCGAGCAAAACGAACAGATGCCTGAACAGGCGGAATATCAACAACAGCCGCAGCTACCGCAACAAGGCATGCTGCCACCTGAAGGAATGCAACAATGAAAGCAGCGGATTTTGTAGGTCTGTTATTTCTAGCTAGGGACGTTGCACATAGTGTGCATTTGAACACCCGCAGCTTTAGCAAACACACAGCGTTAAACATCTTCTACGACCGCATTATTGATGCGGCAGATGACTTTACAGAAGCTTATCAAGGCCGTCATGGTTTAATTGGCCCAATTACGTTGATGTCCGCTAAAAAAACAGGCAATATAATTGAGTTTTTAGAAGATTCGCTGCAACAGATTGAAGACGCGCGTTATGAAGTGGTCGATAAAACCGACATGTCGTTGCAACAGTTGATAGACAATATCATCGAGATTTATCTTCGCACCCTATACAAACTGAAATATCTTGCTTGAGGTAAAACATGGCAAATTACACCTATATCACGGCTTCGGCCAACATTAAACCGGCTGCGGGCAAGTTAAAGGGCATTTTTGTCAGTGCAGCTTCCAGCACCCCGACTATTACTGTGTATGACTCGGCTGCAGCTACTACAACGACAACCATTTTAGGTGTGTTTACCCCAACTGCTGCGACATCATATTTGTTGCCTTTGGACGGCGCGTATGCTAAAAATGGCATATATGTTGTCATTGGTGGTACAGTCACGGCCACAGTGATTTACGAATAAATTTTGTATTGCCCGCACTGACGCGGTACGTCAGGGATTCTTTAGGAATCGACAATGTCTGAAGAGATTCAAGATCAAGTAGCGGATTCACCCGCGCCAGAACAGGCACCGACGGCAGAGCCTGTAGCTGAAGAAACACAAGCGCCGGAGAATGAACAGCCGACCGAACAGCAGACCAAGACCTTCACACAAGAAGAATTGGATGCAATCGTAGGCAAAAGGCTTGCAAGAGAACAGCGTAAGTGGGAACGAGAGCAAACTCGTAGAGTGCAAGAAGCACCTGCGGGAATGACCGACATTCCTGCGCCAGAACATTTTGATTCCGTCGATGCGTATGCTGATGCGTTAGCAACGCGTAAAGCGGAAGAATTACTGGCTAAGCGTGAATTTGATCGGCAAAAAATGGATATGCTTGAGGCATATCAGGATCGGGAAGAAGAAGCCCGAGGCAAGTATGAGGACTTTGAACAAGTCGCATACAACCCTAAGCTTCCAATCACATCCGTGATGGCGGAAACTATTCAAGCGTCGGATATAGGGCCAGACCTAGCATACTATCTGGGCACTAATCCACGCGAAGCTGACCGAATTTCTCGTTTAACGCCGTTTTTACAAGCTAAAGAAATTGGTAAATTAGAGGCCAAAATCTCTTCTGCACCAGTTTTAAAGAAAACGACAAGCGCCCCACCGCCTATAGCGCCAATTTCTGGCCGCGGCACTAGCGCACCAACGCATGACACGACAGACCCACGCTCTGTAAAGAGCATGAATACGTCTGAGTGGATTGAAGCGGAGCGTCAGCGTCAAAGGAAAAAGTGGGAAGCCCAACGTAACCGCTAACTTTTTTAAGGAATATCATGGCAAACTCGATTCTAACCATCGACATGATTACCCGTAAAGCTCTCGAAATCCTCGAGAACAATCTGGTAATCTCCCGTAACGTAAACCGTCAATATGACGACTCTTTCGCTGTTGAAGGCGCTAAAATTGGTTCCACACTGCGTATCCGTTTACCGGATCGTGCTTTGGTAACTGACGGTGCTGCCCTGCAAACTCAAGACGACAACGAACAGTACACAACTCTGACTGTAGCTAACCAAAAGCACATCGGCGTAAACTTCACTTCTGCTGAATTGACTATGCAGTTGGATGACTTTGCTGAGCGTGTTTTGAAACCACGTATTTCGCAATTGGCTTCGTCGATCGACGCTGACGTTGCAAATGCGTACAAAAACATTTTTGCATCTGTTGGCACACCAGGTACTACACCTTCGACTTCATTGGTTCTGTTGCAAGCGCAACAAAAACTGAACGAAGCCGCGGCTGTGATGTCACCACGCTACGCAACCGTTAACCCAGCCGCTAACGCTGGTTTGGTTGAAGGCATGAAAGGTCTGTTTAACCCAACAGACACTATCAGCCGTCAATTCAAGAACGGTATGATGGGCGAAGGCGTATTGGGCTTTGACGAAATTAACATGTCTCAGTCGATCAAACAGCACACCACAGGTAACTGGGGTACTTCGATCACTGTTACTTCGACAGTTACTTCACAAGGTCAATCGACTCTGCCGATCAGCTTTACTGGCTCAAGCAAAACTTGGAACGTCGGTGACGTGTTTACTATTGCTGGCGTAAATGCAGTTAACCCACAGACTCGTGAGTCCACTGGTTCGTTGCAACAGTTTGTCGTAACTGCTGTTGCTACTGGCTCTTCGACAGCTACTCTGTCAATTAGCCCAGCTCTGTACACTGCTGACCAAGCTCTGGCCACTATCGACGTGATGCCACAAGCTTCGGCTGTGGTCACTATGTTGGGTTCGTCTGCTACTCAGTACGCACAAAACTTGGTCTATCACAAAGATGCGATCACCCTTGCTACTGCTGACTTGCTGATGCCACAAGGCGTCGACATGGCTTCGCGCCAAGTCCACAACGGCATTTCGATGCGTATTGTTCGTCAATATGACATCAACAATGATCGTCTGCCTTGCCGTATTGACGTTCTGTACGGCTACAGCACAATTCGTCCGCAAATGGCTTGCCGTATCTGGGGCTAACTTTGGTGAGGGCTACGGCCCTCATTAACGACTCTTTTTAAAGGAAAATTATCATGGCATTTCCAAATGGCGCAGGTGGCTATCAAGTTGGTGATGGCAATCTAAATGAAGTTGTATTAAGCGTTCAACCCGCTCCTTTATCGGTAGCGGCTACTGCTACGTTGACTGCAGCACAAGTTACTTCTGGCGTTTTGCTGGTTGGCGCAGGTGCTACTACAGCTCAAACGTATACTTTGCCTACCGCTTCTGCTATTGACGCAGTAGTTACTAGCGCAAAAGCAAACAGCACATTTGAACTGGTTCTGGTTAACACCGGCACTAGCTCAGGCACAGGTGCTTTAGCTTTGGGTACCGGTATTACTGATGGCGGCAACGCAACTGTAGCAGTAGCAATTACTGCTGCCGGTCGTTTCCTATTCCGTAAAACCGCGGATGGTGCTTATACTGTCTATCGCACAGCGTAATGAATGGGGGCTTCGGCCCCTGTTTTTAAAGGAAAAATCATGCCTAATACTCAAGCAGTTGGCGTGGCATACAGCGATCCCGAATTTACGACTTGTTATGCAAGTCAAGAAATCGGTTATTCTGCTGCTGCGCAAGGTACAGTGACTCAAGCGACTAGCAAATCAACAGCAGTTACGTTGAATAAATCTGCTGGTCAAATAACTATGAATAACGCAGCATTGGCTGGTGGTGCAGTAGCGACATTTACGTTGACCAACAACTTAATTTCCGCTAATGACACTATCGTCGTATGTATTTCTAGCGTAACTACTGGTAGCACGGCTGCAGCTTACACTACGTATGTTTGTAGTTTAACTACAAACTCTGCCGTAATTGCATTGCGTAATTTAAGCGGAACTTCGTATTCTGAAGCTGTCGTTATCAATTACTGCATTATTCACGGCGCAAGCTAAACCAAACGGGGCTTCGGCCCCGTCTACTCTATGACTATATACCTACAACACCCTGTACACGGCACTAAAGTCGCTACGATGGAATTAGAAGCTGTAGCAGATGAACAAAACGGATGGGTGAGGTATACTCACGACACGCCTTCGGCTCCCGAAGAAGCGGCACCAGCTAACGAGCTGGAAGTTAAACGTCGTCGTAGCCGTCCAACTGTAGAGGCGGCAGCTTAAAGGAGCCAGCATGACCACCGCTTTCGACCAGATTAAAGCATCACTTAGGCTAATAGGCCAACTGGCCGAAGGTGAAGAACCGTCGGCACAAGCTGCACAAGACGCGTTAACCGCCATGAATCAAATGATTGATTCGTGGAACACAGAACGTCTGTCTATTTTCAACACGATTGACCAAACCTTTCTTTGGCCTGCAGGCGAAATTCAACGCCATCTTGGCCCTACGGGCGCAAGCGCAGGAGGATTTGATGGCTTACGTCCTGTTTTGTTGGATGACGCGACTTACTTTCGCGACCCGCAAACTAACGTGTCGTTTGGTATTAAGTTCATCAATCAACAACAATATGACGGTATTGCGGTCAAAACGGTGACATCCACGTATCCACAAGTTATGTGGATTAATATGGAGTACCCCAATATTCAGATGACGATTTACCCCAAGCCCACACGGGAATTGGAGTGGCACTTTATTAGCGTGCAAGAGTTAGATAAGCCCGCTACATTAAATACTGATTTAACTTTTCCGCCAGGTTATCTACGCGCGTTTAAATACAATCTAGCCTGCGAAATCGCCAATGAATTTGGCGTTGAGCCACCTCAGACTGTCCAGCGTATTGCAATGACGTCTAAGCGCAATCTGAAACGCATCAACAATCCTGACGATATCATGAGCATGCCTTACGCTCTGGTGGCCAATCGTCAACGGTTTAACATCTATGCCGGTAACTACTAAACCATGCAGACGCCTATCCTTGGCCAATCGTATGTTGCTCGCAGCGTCAACGCTGCTGATAGCCGTATGGTCAACCTGTATCCAGAAGCTACGCCTGCCCCTGAAGGTAAGGACGCTGGCTTTCTAAATCGCGCGCCAGGCTTGCGTAAACTGGCAACCGTAGGTACTGGCCCTATTCGTGGCTTGTGGCAGTACGGCAATTATGGTTATGCCGTATCAGGCAGTAAGCTATACAGAATAGACACTTCATGGAATGCAACGCCGCTTGGCAATGTCAGCGGCTCTGGTTCCGTATCGATGGTCGATAACGGCACACAACTATTCATCGCGGCTAATCCTGACGGGTATATTTACGATGCGTCTAGTTCAACTTTTGCCAAGATTACGGACGTGGATTTTCCAGGCGCGGTAACTGTTGGATATTTGGATGGATATTTTGTATTTCAGCAGCCAAATTCTCAAAAGTTTTGGACTTCTCAGCTATTAGACGGCACTCAAATTGATCCATTAAGTTTTGCCAGTGCTGAAGGCATGCCAGACAATCTGGTATCTCTTTTTGTTGACCACCGTGAAGTTTGGTTGTTTGGCACCCAATCCGTTGAAGTTTGGTACGACGCAGCTACCACGCCGTTTCCTTTGGCTCGCATTCAAGGTGCGGTTAATGAGATAGGTTGCGCGGCAACGTATTCGGTGGCCAAGATGGACAACTCGTTATTTTGGTTAGGAGCTGATGCTCGCGGTCAAGGTATCGTGTTTAGAGCTAACGGTTATTCTGGCCAGCGCATTTCGACCCACGCGGTTGAGTACGCTATTCAGAGCTATGGCACCATTTCAGATGCTATCGGTTTTACATATCAGCAAGACGGTCATTCGTTTTATGTGTTGACGTTCCCGACAGCTCAAAAAACATGGGTATTTGATGCAGCTACTCAAGCATGGCATGAGCGTGCTGGGTTTGCTAATGGCCAATTCATACGTCATCGTGCTAACTGCCAGATGTTTTTTAACAATGAAATAGTGGTAGGCGACTTTCAAAACGGCAAAATTTACGCGTATGACTTAGACGTGTTTGCTGACGATACACTGCCGCAAAAATGGCTACGGTCATGGCGCGCATTGCCTACCAATCAAAACAATTTAAAACGTACTGCTCAGCACACGCTGCAATTAGATTGCGAAACAGGTGTAGGTCTAAATATTGGTCAAGGCAATGACCCTAAAGTAGTTCTCCGTTGGTCTGACGATGGCGGTCATTCTTGGTCAAACGAACATTGGGCGGGCATGGGCAAGATAGGAGCGTATGGGTTTCGTGCGTTCTGGCGTCGGTTAGGAATGACTGACAAGCTGCGTGACCGTGTGTACGAAGTATCTGGCACCGATCCAGTAAAGATCGCCATTATGGGTGCCGAATTAAATCTGACCGGCACTAATGCCTAATACTGATAACGAACCGCAAATACCTAAGAACCAATCCGAAATTGTTGATTCTCGGACGGGCATGGTTGCGCGTGATTGGTACCGCTTTTTTCTTAATCTACTTAATAAAGCTAACGCGGGCGGCGGTACTGGCTCAGGCACCGTAACGTCGGTCAACGTATCGGGTGGTTCAACCGGCTTAACGACGTCCGGCGGCCCTGTCACGACTTCGGGCACCATTACCCTAGCAGGCACGTTAAACGTGGCTAACGGTGGCACAGGGGCAACTACAGCGGCTGCTGCGCTGACTAATCTTGGCGCGTATCCAGCATCTAATCCTAATGGTTACGGTACAGGCACTGTAACTAGCGTAGCGGCTACCGTACCATCGTTTTTGTCTGTTACGGGCAGTCCTGTTACTACGTCGGGCACGCTGGCTATTACGTATTCCGGCACTGCATTGCCGGTAGCTAATGGCGGCACAGGCGCTGTAGATGCTTTATCGGCAAGGTCTAATTTAAGCGCCGCACAAAGTGGGGCCAATACCGACATTACGTCGATTGCTTTGACTACTGGCACCATAACTACTACGCCATCGTCAAGTAACGACATAGTAAATAAGTCGTATGCCGATTCGATTGCAACAGGCATTAACTTTCACGCAGCGTGTAATTACGCAACAACTGCTGCTTTAGCTGCCAACACTTACAACAATGGATCAAGCGGAGTAGGCGCTACGTTAACAGCGGTGGCTGCAGGTACACTAACAATTGACGGATATACTTTTGTCGTCGGTGACGTAGGCAAACGTATATTAGTAAAAAATGAAGTGACGGACGCTAATAACGGTGTCTATACGCTGACACAAGCGGGCACAGCATTACTGCCGTACATTCTTACCCGCGCAACCGATTACGATACGAGCGGTTCTGGTACAAATGAAATTGACCAAGGCGACTTTTTACTCATACTGTCTGGCACTACAAACGCTAATACATCGTGGGTACAACAGACTGCGCTGCCAATCACGGTAGGTACAACTGCACTAGTCTTTTTGCAATTTGCGGCAGTCCAAACGTATACCGCAGGCACAGGGTTAACTTTAACTACTAATCAATTTTCAATTACTAACACAGGCACTGCAGGTACTTACGGTTCTGCATCGGCAGTGCCGGTGTTTGTTACCAACGCCCAAGGCCAAGTTACTAGCGTAACTAATACGGCTATAGCTATTGCGGGCAGCGCGGTGTCGGGCAACATATCGGGTAACGCAGCCAATGTGACCGGTACTGTAGCGGTAACTAATGGTGGTACAGGGCAAACTACCTATACAGACGGCCAACTATTAATTGGAAATAGCACAGGTAATACGCTCACAAAATCCACGTTAAGTGCTGGCACAGGCATTTCAATAACTAACGCAGCCGGTTCAATTACGATCGCGTCGTCAGTTACACCAGTTACTAGCGTAACGGGCACATCGCCTGTCGTATCGTCAGGCGGCACAACGCCTGCCATTAGCTTGGCTACGGGTTATGGTGATACTCAGAATCCATACGCCAGCAAAACGGCTAACTATGTATTAGCAGCGCCTAACGGTGCGGCGGGTGTTCCTACGTTTAGGGCGATAGTTGCTGCCGATATTCCGACACTTAACCAAAACACGACAGGGCAAGCTGGTAGCGTAGCTAACTCTTTGACTGCCGGTACGGGTATATCTTATAGCGCAGGTACAACATATAACGGTTCAGCAGCCATTACGATTAACAACTCAGCGCCTATGGTATTCCCAGGGGCTGGTATTGCAAACTCAACCGGCTCGGCATGGGGCACGTCGTATTCGGCTACTGGCTCCGGTACGGTGGTGGCACTGGCCACATCGCCTAGCTTTACTACGCCGATTCTTGGTACACCAACGTCGGGAAATTTTAGTACCGGCACGTTTACGTGGCCAACTTTTAACCAAAACACCACGGGCACCGCCAGTAATGTTACGGGCACGGTAGCTATTGCCAATGGTGGTACGGGTCAGACAGCCAAAACGGCAGCCTTTGATGCTTTGTCGCCCACGACAACTAAGGGCGATTTAATCCTTAATAACGGCACAAATAACGTGCGGCAGGCGGTTGGTGCTGATGGATTGGTATTGCAGGCAGATTCAACTGCGGCTACAGGTGTTAAATGGGCGTCTACTGCTACTAACACTATCACCGTAAGTAACGATACAACTACGGCAACTAATGTATATCCTACGTTTGCGGCTGCAACGTCCGGCGCGGTATCTACGATTTATACGGGTAACACAAAATTACTGTACAAACCTAGCACGGGTGAATTAACATCTTCACATTTAGTAGCGGGAAATGGTATCTTCGTCAATAGTTTAACTATCGGCACTAGCTATACCATCCCGTCTGGTTATTCGGGCATGACCGCCGGTGTGGTAACGGTATCTAGCGGCGTAACGGTTACAGTTTCTACGGGGTCACGATGGGTGGTGGTTTAGAAAAAATACCTACGCTACAAAATTATTTGTTGTTGGGACAGCAATGCCTATAATGTCTATAGAATGGCAAGAGCAAAATCAAGCCAATAAACAAAAATGGTGCCTTGGTAACCAGAATGCAGTTAATTTTTTAAATTGTTTGTTTGATGCTGTAGAGCTTTGGGATGATTTGATTGACAAAGATGTTGATATCAAAGACAGCCATGTCAATGGAGTGTTTACTTCTTTAATGTTTTCGCTTCCATCAAATCCTTGGTTTATGGCAAATTACACGTATTACCAACCGTTAATTATGGCAGCTATCAATGGGTTCCATGACGCCAACGAAATGGCAAAAAGCGACAAAAAGCATTTGCGAAATATTGCATTTCACATCCGCAATTTAGGAATTGAAATTCATATTGCTACTGCATTTTTGATTGGCGGATTTGAACATATGCGTAAAATGTCTCCTGAAATTCGAGAGTTTTACGCTTTTGAAACTTTTGATGAATGGGAATGCAATCATGCCTGATCCAACAGCCGGTGCCATTATTGGCAGCTCTATAATTGGTGGTATATCCGCTAATGAAGCCGCGAACACGCAAGCAGATGCTGCAAAATACTCCGCCAATTTACAAAACAAACAATATCAAGAAAATGTAACGCGTCAAAAACCTTTTTACGACGTAGGGGTTAATGCGCTTCCAGAATTGGTAGCTGCGTCAAAATACACGCCTTTTGATTACAACGCTTACCAAAACGATCCTGGTGTTGCGTTTAGGTTAAAAACCGGCATGGATGCGCTTAACCGTACTGCTGCGGCCCGTGGTGGCATGCTAAGTGGTAATGCGTTGCAAGGTGCAGTTCAATATGGCCAAGATTTAGGTTCACAAGAATACCAAAATGCGTTTAATCGCTATCAAGCTGAACGCCAAGCCCGACTTAACCCTTTACAATCATTAACTGGCATGGCTCAAACAACCGCCAATACATTAGGTGTTGCGGGGCAAAACATGGCGACAAATGTAGGCAACGATATACAAGCTGGAGCTAACGCCCGCGCATCTGGATATGTAGGTGGAGCTAATGCAATAAGCGGTGGTATTGGCCAATACTTGAATTACACCAACGCGCAAAACAACGCTAATTTTCAGAATCAGTTGTTGAGTAGGTACATGCAGCCAACTACAGGCGCGCCTACTAATTTCACTATTTAAGGTGACGTATGCCAATTGACCCTAACATCGCGCTTCAATACCGCGCGCCTCAAATAGACTTTTCGCAGATACAGCAGCCCGTCAATCAGATGGCGCAGGTGTATCAGCTTCAGCACGCTCAGCAACAAAATCAATTAGGCCAGATGCAAATGGCTGAGTATGAACGCGCCAGAGAGTCTGAAAATCAATTGCGTAATTTGTTTGCTAACCAAGAAATAGATCGCACATCACCAGATTTTTTGCGTCAAATTTATGCTATCTCCCCTAAACAGGGTATGGAAATAGAAAAGAATTTGCGTGAGGCAGAGGCTAAAAAAGTAGAGCGTCAATTGCACGAAACACAGATCGGAAAAATCACCGCCGAAACGGGAGAACTATCGCGTAAAGCAAGAGAAGAACAATATAATAGTGCTATTAAACACATCGCTAGTTTTGACACTCGCGATCAAATTATTGCAGACATAAATCAGCAAGCAAAAGCAGGCAATTTGCCGATGATGCAAGCAACCCAATTGATTCAATCAATACCCGCAAACGACGCAGAAATACCAAAATGGCAGTTAAGAACTATGCGCGGCATTTTGTCGGCTAAAGATCAACTTGAGTTAGATAAGCCTATGGCCGTAGGTGGGTCATTATTAAGCCGCGAAGGTAAAGTTATTGCTACCGCGCCTATGACAGATTACCAAAAACGAGAATTAGATATACGAGGCGGCGAATTAAAAGTTAAACAGGACAGATTAAAGGAAGAATTAGCTACTGGCGCGCCGCTAACAAAAGACACATTAGATTTTGCTGCGCAAATGTATGTTCAAACAGGGCAAATGCCTCAAGTTGGCATGGGTAAAAATGCACAAGCAATTCGTTCACAAATTCTTGAGCGCGGCGCGCAGTTAGCTATGGGAGGTGGTATTGGAGCTAGTGATGCGGCAGGCAATGTAATCGGAAATAAAATTGATGTAACTACCAAAACAAAAGCAACTAAAGATTTTAGTACCGGCCAACAAGGTAAACAAGTCACCGCGTTTAATACCGCTATTGACCACTTGTCAACAATGGATAAGTTATCCGATGCGTTGCAAAATAACGATATTAAAGCAATTAATTTGCTTAGCAACACCATAGCGCGTCAAACAGGTCAAGCAGCACCCACTAATTTTGATGCTGCTAAACAAATTGTTACTTCTGAAGTTATTAAAGCTGTTGTTGCTAGCGGTGGTGGAGTAACAGAACGTCAAGAAGCAGAGCGTAATTTTGCTGCGGCTAATAGCCCTGCTCAGTTAAAAGGTGTGATTCAAACGTACAAAAAATTATTGGGTGGTCAGCTTAAGAGTTTAAATCTGCAGTATGAAAATACCACGGGCAAAAAAGATTTTGAGTCTAAATTAACGCCAGATGCAAAAGCGGAGTTAAAGTCTGTTACGGCGCAAACTGCGCCAGCAAACACTAATATTGACAAGCTTCTTGATAAGTATAAATAGCTATGGCGACTATCGAGCAACTCAACGCGGGATTAGTTAAAGCAGATGCGGCAGGAAACGCGGCAGATGCTAAAGCATTTGCGGATGAAATTCGGCGCATGCGGTCTATATCAAGCGAAGGAATGCCTGCGCCACGTAGAAGTTTTGCGGATACAGTGCAAGGCATTACCGAAGTGCCTGGGGTTTTATTAACGGGCGCGGCGGGTACTTTAGCGGGCAACGTAATTGGCCCACTTACTAGTTTATACGAAGGGTCGTTTGGCACCCAAAAAGGTGTTAAACGCGCTGAAGATGTTGCAGGTAAAGTACAGCAAGCGCTTACGTATGCGCCGCGTACACAGACAGGGCGCGACATTTTAGGCAGCATATCGGACGTTGTAAGCGCAAGTAAATTAGAAGGATTAAACCCTGCACTTGCTACAGAATTATCTGCGGCAACTGCACCTGTCATTACGCAAGCAAAAGGGGCAACCGCAGCGCGATCTTTAAAACGTGCTGCACAAACTCAAGAAGCAAACGTAGCCCGCAGTTTTGATAACGCGGCGCAAATTGATGCTGCTAATTTAGCCGCAAAACACGGGGTTGCGCTTAACCCCGCAGTATCTAACCCGACTAAAACTAATCGTATTAAATCAACAATCGCGGGGGCTACAAATTTAAACGAAAATTTATCTAAGATAAACGAAGTTAAGTTTACCAACCTAGTAAAAGAAGACATGGGGTTGCCGCCCAACACGGTGTTAAACGCTAAAGCATTTGAAGAAGCTATTAACAAACAAAGTGGGCCATATACTAAAGTAAGTCAAATACCTAGATTAGCGCCAGATCAAAAAATAATAAGTGAAATTGAACAGTTACGTATAAATCGCCCCGCTATTGGGGGCGAAGCTAGTGCAGCAGCAGTTAACAGTTTAGTGGATGAAGCATTAGCCAAAGTGGCTGAAGGTCGTTCGGGCGCTGAAATTATTACAGACATACGCAAGTTGCGTAAAGACGCCAATAGTGTTTATTCAACGCAACAAAAAAGCGGTGTGCCAGACCCTACGTTAGTAGCTAAAGCAGACGCAAACATAGGTATAGCTAATGCGTTAGAAAATTTAATTGAAGCCAACGTAAACGACCCTAAAGTGTTAGGTGATTTACGGGCTGCGCGCGCTAAGATGGCTAGAATTTACGATTACGAACGCGCTACTAACTTAGCTACTAATCGTATTGACCCACAAGTTTTAGCTAAAATGTTAGAGGAAGGTAAACCGATATCTGGTTTAGCGGCTGACATCGGTAAGATTGCCGCGGTGTTTCCTGACATTGCTCAAAGTGGTAAAGCCGGTATGCCCATGTGGGCACCTGAGCGTTTAACGCGTTCTGGCGCAGCAGGCACCATAGGTTATGCGCTTGGTTCTGCCGCAGGTATGCCTTTATTAGGTGCAGTAATGGGTGCGGGTACAGGTAACATATTGAGTGGATTTGCAGGTAAACGTATGGCCGCCCCTGCGTATCAACTAGCTAACGCTATACCTCAAGATTTTAGGCCGCCAGTTAATAGTTTGCGCCCAGCGCCGCCATCTACTACGGCTAATTTACCTGTGCCATATGATTATCGTAATGCGTTACTTACGCCGGATCAAATTCCTAATTGGGTGTATGGCCAAAATGTACCTGAAGGCAACATTAGAGTGGGTGTACCCACCACACCTGCGCTTGAAGCGCCTAGCCCCGAGTCTACCTTGCGTACTGTAGCTCAACAACGCGTATACGAATATCAAAAACAAAAAGCTGCTGCCGAAACCGCCGCAGCTCAACAAACCGCACAAGAAGCGGCTAACCGTGTACCTGCGCGTAATGAAACCCTATTTGAGCTTGACCCAATCACAGGTAAACTGCGCAGTGTTAGCCAAGGCATGAAAGGTGCTACGCCAGATGTGTTAGAGAGCACTGGCCATTCATTGGCGGGAGCAGCACAAAAAGTAGCGTCAGGACGACGTTTTGCTTTGTCGGCGGAAGAAAAGATTGCGTGGGATAAAACCAAAACTGATTTAACTGTACTTGATTCAGGTTTAGCTAAGCTGTCGGATAAAGCCATAGCTGAAAAAGCGATGGATCGGGCATGGGCTGAAGAGGCGATTGTTAAAGCACGGCAAAAAATTGCAGCATTTGACGAAATAGCTAAGCGGTCTAAAGATGCGCAACAAGTGCTACGAGCAAAAGCGGAAAGAGAACGATTAATGAATGCTTTGGAATTACTTGAGCCGCAACTTAGCCGCCCTCGCGCTACGTCAGTTGGCGAACAAGGGCCAAAAACACGCGAAGCTATCCGTAATCGTTTAGCCCCAAAAAATGAAAACAATTTGAGGAATGACTGATGGCATCGTTAACCCCAACACCCAAACAACAGTTTTTTGACAGCAACGGCAATCCGCTGGTGCTGGGCAAGGTGTACACCTACGCTGGTGGCACGACGACGCCGATCACGACGTACACAAGCCAAGCAGCCGATACGGCTAACACCAACCCAATCATTCTTGATTCGCGTGGTATGGCTAACATCTGGTTGCAACCAACCATTGCGTATAAGTACGTTATTACCGACGCTAACGACGTGCTGCAATACACCACCGATAACATCTTGGTGCCAGTTGACACATTGTCGTTTGGATCGCCTCCAGCTATTGGTAACGTAGCCCCTAATTCGGGTGCGTTCACTACGCTCTCAGCCACTAACGATGTGACCTTTACAGGTTATGGTTACGTTTTGATGCCTGCAGGTGCTACTACGGATCGTCCTGCTACGCCGTCTAACGGCATGATGCGGTACAACACGTCACTTAATCGTTTTGAAGGGTATAGCACTACTGGTTGGGGTACGTTGGGTGGTGGGGCAACGGGCGGCGGCACAAACCAGATTTTCTATGAAAACAACAAAACTATTACCGCTAGTTATACAATAACCACTAACAATAACGCCATGAGTACCGGCCCACTAACAACGGGCGATGCGTTTAGTGGCACAGGTTTTATTACCGCTACAACCATGACGATTTCGGCAGTTACTACGGGCGTATTGGCGGTAGGTTCGGTAATTAGCGGCAGTGGTGTGACGTCAGGCACAGTCATCACAGCCTTGGGCACAGGCACAGGTGGCACAGGCACGTACACGGTTAGCCCAACGCAGTCTGCGTCATCTACTACGCTAACATCGCCCGTTACGATTACGGTGCCTAATGGCTCACGTTTGGTAGTTTTATAAGGATTAGTTATGTCAACTACGATTACTGCGGGTAATGCAACATCTGGTCTGGCGTTAAGCGCTGACAACACGGGGCAGTTGGAATTAAAAACAGGTACAGGCGCGGGCACTACGGCGTTAACGCTATCAAGCTCACAAGTAGCTACGTTTGCAGGTGCAATTAATCTTGCAAACACATTGACTTTGGCAGCAGGAACCACTGCAATTGCGCCGTTAGTAATGGCAGCAGGCACGTCGTTAACCACGCCAGTAGCCGGTGCAGTCGAATTTGACGGTAGCACGTTTTTCACGACTGACGATGTAACTGACGGTCGCGGGTATATGCCTTCAGTTCACTTTTTTAGATTGACGTCTGACGGCAGCGCAATCACAACAATTGCCAACTTCTTTGGCGCAACGTCTGGTATGTCATTAGACGCAAATATTTTTTACGAAGTTGAAGCGTATTTGTATTTTACAAAAACCACCGCCGGTACTGCTACGTTTACTATGACGTTTAGTAACGCGCCGGTAAATAACAATGCGTTTTATGTTGGAACCCCAGTTGGCGGTGTTGGTACGGCGGGTACAGCACAGACGGCAGCGTTAGTAAAATCTACCGCAACCGCTGGCGCGTTACCCGCTACGGGTTCGCTAACCACCGCAGTTAACCATGAGTATGTGTTGCAATCAATGTTTCAAGCTAATGCAACTACAGGCGGCACATTAAATCTTCAAGTAACTTCAAGTGCTGGATCGATTACCCCGTTAACGGGCAGCTATTTTAAAATTACCCGTTTACCATCGGCTAACGTCGGTGCATTTGTTTAAGGATAAATCATGAGTGTAGGACTCAAAGGAAATGCCGATGGATCGGGAGCCATTCAAGTTGGTGGCTCGGATGCCATTACGATCACAACAGGTTTAAATACGACGTTTGCGGGTACGGTTACTTCAGCTAGCACGATAGTGGCTGCCACAGGTACGCTATACCCACTTGTGTCGGGCACTGCTGTTGCATCTACGTCCGGTACGTCAATTGACTTTACAAATATACCATCGTGGGTTAAACGAGTTACTGTAATGCTTAATGGTGTATCTACAAGTGGAACGTCAGTTACACAAATACAACTTGGAACTTCTGGTGGGGTTGTTAGTTCGGGCTACGATTCTCGAATTTATTCTTTTACAGGTGGCAGTCAAGGAACCTCAGTTACTTCTGGATTTGTTCTTGAAGCAACTGCCGCAGCAGCAGCTGCAAATGTACGAATAGGCGCTATTTATTTACTTAACATATCTGGTAATAATTGGGTGGCAACTGGGTCACAATCACAAATTACTACCAATGGCGCTCAATCATGGATTAATGGTTCTATAGCTTTATCAAGTGCTTTAACAACGGTGCGTTTAACAACAGCTAACGGCACAGACACCTTTGACGCTGGTTCAATTAACATCTTTTACGAGTAATTATCATGACACACAGAATCGTAGTCAACGTACAAACCGGCGAAGTGACCGAAGTGCCATTGACGCCAGAAGAGCAAGCGGCGTTCGACGCTGCACAAGCGCAGCAGCAAACTGAGGAACCGACATCATGACAGTAACTATTGACGGCACTAATGGCATAACGACTCCATCGCCCGTAGTCGTTCAAGGGTCAACCTCAGGGTCAATTACATTAGCTGCTCCTGCTGTGGCGGGATCAAACACAGCTACGCTACCAGCAGGTACTGGCACTGTCGCGGTACAAGGCGCGTCTACCAATATTGTGTCGGGTACGGCTGTTGCGTCAACGTCGGGTACTTCAATTGACTTTACTAGCATACCGTCATGGGTTAAGCGTATTACTGTAATGCTATCCGGCGTTAGTACAAGCGGCTCGAGTAACTACCAAATTCAAATAGGTAGTGGATCTGTAACAACATCTGGGTATAACAGTACCGCCACAAGAACTGCTAGTACAGTATTGCAAACAACAACGGCAACATCTGGTTTTTTAGTAAACGTAGTAAACGCAAATAACTCTGTATTTGGCGCGTACGTAATATCTTTAGTATCAGGTTTTTCTTATGTGCAGCAAGGAAATGGTTCGGATGCAACAAATGCTGCAAACTATTTTTCTGCTGGTGGCGTAACGCTTGGCGGAACTCTTGACCGTGTTCGCATCACCACTGTCAACGGCACAGACACCTTCGACGCGGGTTCAATCAACATCCTTTACGAGTAACATGGACTCGCAAATCCTTTTTAATATCGCTGTTGCAATCGCGGGCTTTTTTGGTGGGTGGATACTAAACAACATCCACCGCTCAATCGATCGTCTTGACACAGACGTTCGCGCTATGCCGCACACCTATGTTAGTCGTGAAGATTACAAAGACGACATGCGCGAAGTAAAGGATATGCTGAGTAAGATATTTGATCGGTTAGAGGATAAGCAAGACAAGTGAAGTGGATCCACTCACTCTTCTTGCGGCTGCAAACGCGGCTGTTGCAGCAGTTAAAAAAGGCTGCCAACTTTATAAAGACATAAAGAACGCAGCAGGTGATGTAAACGACGTACTAAAAGATTTAAAAGAGCAGTTTCACAAGGTAGTAGACCCAACTCCTGCACAGAAGATGCAGTACAACGCTGAAGTCCAGCGTGTGCAAGAGATAGCTAAGGCTGACCCCAACGATGTGTACACCGAGATCGGTAATCAGTTGGGTATTTTGATGGACGCGTATGACGCGCTAAGCAAAGCATTATTGCAAGAAGAACTGTCAGGTAAGAAAGTTTATAAAGGGGAAGAAAGCATTGGACGTCGCGCTTTACGCCGCATAATAATTACGGCAAGATTAGACGCGATGCTTGTTGAAATCAGAGAGACTATGGTCTATCAAGCCCCCAAAGAGTTAGGTTCTTTGTGGAGTAAGTTTGAGACGATGTGGGAACGGATCGTCGCTGAACAAGAAGCAGCAAATGCCGAAGAACTTAGACAGGCTCAGATTGCAAAATGGCGACGGGAGCATATAAAAAGAAAAATAAAGGAACAACTGACGTCGGTAATCGCGGTGCTGTTCATAATGTTGTGGTTTCTATGGGTAATGATACTAATAAGGACGAGTCACACGTACCGTGGTCTTTACTCATCGCCGTGGTGGTCTTGTGTTTTGTGCTCGTAATAGCGTTACCGATCATGGGTATCATGTACATGGATATGAACAACGCAACAGCTAGAGCGATGGAAGAAACAAAAAAGATGCGTGAATTACGCGCAAAGATATTAATGGAAATGCAGGGGGAATAATGCTTACCTTAGCTTCGTCACTATTATCGTTTTTGATGTCTGGTTTGCCCAACTTCATTAAGCTATTCCAAGACCGCGCCGACAAGGCCCATGAAGTCAAACTGGCGCAGATGCAAACAGAGCGTGAGATGCAGTTGCTCGCCGCCGGTTACGCTGCCCAACAAAAGATCGAAGAGATCAAGCTAGACGAGATCAAGACGCAAACAGAGGCAGACACCAAGATGTCTGTCATTGACGCCCAAAAGGCCGAAATGCAAGCCCTTTACAACCATGATATTGAAATTGGAAAAGGTGCAGCGCAGTGGGTCGTTAACATCCGTGCGGCCACCCGCAGTCTTCTGACGCTGGGCTTTTACTTGCTGTTAGTGTTGATCGATATCGGCATCTTTATCCACGGCATGACCCATGACGCCTCGTTTAACGATATGGCTAACCAGCTATGGGATGAAGACACGCGCATCATGTTCGCCGCGATCATCACGTTCCACTTTGGCGGCAGAGCGTTTGGCAAATGATTAGTAAACAAGCTTTGGCGATGATTAAACACCATGAAGGTGTTCGATTTAAGCCTTACCGTTGCCCCGCCAAGCTGTGGACGATTGGCGTGGGGCATGTGATGTACCCTGAGTAGGGTAAATTAAAGCTAGAAGACCGTATGTCGGTTCAGCTAAGACCGTCTGATTCCCGCATATTTACCCCAGAGGAAGTTGATGCCATACTTGCTAAAGACCTTGAGCGTTTTGTACGAGGCGTTCTTACCTACTGTCCTAACGCTGGCGCTCGCCAAGGCTGGCTGGACGCTCTTGTCAGCTTCAGTTTTAACGTCGGGCTTGGAACTCTACAGCGCAGCACACTCCGACAAAAGCATAATCGCGGTGATGTCGAAGGTGCTGCTGATGAGCTTCTAAAGTATTGCAAAGCTGGCGGCAAAGTCTTAAAAGGACTTGAAAACCGCCGCAAAGACGAACGCGCGCTTTACATGTCTGCGTAAACAACCGTATCTTGCTTGACGATCTGCTCGATTCCTTGCGCGCAACGCATACGAAATTCAGCCCACTTGTTTTGATACGCAGGGTCTTCTGTTGGCGGTGTCCAACCATGCTTGGCACGCCAGCGGATGGTGACATCCGTCGTTGACGGGGTGTATACGTAATGATCGCTTGGGGACATGTTGTTATAAATCTTCATCATTTCTCCTATCTTCATTTTTACGTCGGGCGCTAACTAATTTCTTATTTGCTAACGCTACTTCTTCTTTAGTATAGATTGATTTTGGCAAAGGGGGTGGCAAAAGGCTTAACCATACCTCGTTGGTGTACGCTGTTGCCTTGCAATCGTCGCACTTTCGCAACCGTCTGACGCCGCCTGGCTGCTTTTGAGTCCATGTTACGTAGGTCTTGCCGCCGCACTCCTTACATTTCATCTAGCCCCCGCCAGAATCTCGTCTCGCTCACGGGCGTCGCGCAGCTTACAGTAGCGTTGATGCAGGCGAGTCAGATGGCTAGCCCTGCGATGCGTGGCCAACTCGACCTCGATCATGCGCATGACTTGCTTCTCGGTCATCTCCGAAATTTGCTCGTTTAATTTTGTCCAGTTCAAGTGTTGCATTAGTCATCCTTTCTATGTTCAGCTTCTAATTCGCGCAGATCGTTAGCGACGTCTGAGACGCCGTGCCAATCACTGCGGGCGATCATGACGTGCAGGTAGTCAATCAAAATCTCACGTTGCGTTTCGTACTTGGTAAAATCAGTCATATCAGTGCCTCTCCATGTGTCTCAGGGGTTGGTTTAGGTTCCTTGTGTTTTGCCTTCGTTACTAACTTCCATCCTTCTTGCAAAAATCGTTGCGCTTCGTGTCTATCCCAAAATTTGCGGAATAGTTTGTTATCTTCGTCATAAACTTCGTATCTCATTTCAGCTCCTCCATTGCGATGTCTGAGATGGCTCGTTTATCGTGTAGAGCTGCCCAGATTTTTTCATCAATTGTCTTTTCCGCCATAAGGACATAGACCCACACGTCCTGCGTTTGTCCGGAACGGTGCAGTCGCCCAACCGTTTGCTCGTACAATTCCAATGACCACGGCAGCGACAGAAATACCATATGCCGCCCTCCGAACTGTAGATTGAGGCCGTGGCCCGCGCTCTTCGGGTGAACGGCCAAAAGCTCAATCTGCCCCGCATTCCATCTCTCAATCGCGCGATCATCGTCCAGCGTAACCACCGACGGATATCGCCGTTTAAGTTCCGCCAGCTCCTCCTGAAACTGATAAACCAGTATCGTGTTCGCGCGCTGATTTTCATTGAGTAAATCCTCCAATAGCTCAAACTTATGGTCACCGAACCACACCGCCGTTTTAGACGCTGTAAATACCCCTGGCGTAGCACTAGCCACGCGATCGCTATCGTACACAAAGCCAGACGCCATCTGCTGCAGTTTCATCGTCACTGCTGCAGCGTTGGCTGCTAACACTTGAGCGGTCGGAAACTGCACCACGAAATCTTTTTTCATCTTTTCATACGGCAATCGGTCTTGCATCTGGCAACGCATCTCGACCACATGGCATGGCGGCAACTTGTCCTTGTATTCGCCTGGCTCCAGTACAAACGTCGCAGGCTTAATGCGCTGCATAATTAACTGTAGCGCGCCAGGGCGTGGCATCCACTCTCCGAAGTCGCGGTTCATACATACAAAGTATTGTTGCAAGAATGCACCCTTAGCCCGTCCTAGCAGTTTCTCGTCCACGATCTTGCACTGGCCAAACACGTCTTCAAGCCCGTTAGACGTAAACGATCCGGTCAAACCCCAGCGAATCTTAAATTGGTCAATCACCTTGGCTAACGCTTTGAATCTGGCGCCCGATGGATTTTTAAGCTTGGTCAGCTCGTCAAACACCACGGCATCAAACGACGACAGGTTCTGCTCAGCTAGCCATTGAATGTTGTCGTAGTTAGTGACCACTATCATGGCAGTTGAGCGCAGCGCATCGGATCGTTGCTTAGGTGTGCCGACTGCCACGACTAACGACGACTTTGCGGCCCACTTGGGTTGCTCGATTGGCCAAACGTCCGTGCACACGCGCTTGGGTGCCAACACAAGGAACCGTCTAGCCTCGCCGTCGTTTAGCATGCACTTCATAGCGGTTAGCGTGATGGCCGTCTTGCCTGCGCCAACAGGTGCCAAGATCATCGCCCGATCACGCTCGTACAAGAAGTCAGCAGCTTCGTCTTGATACGGCCTAAGCTGCATCGATGCCTCTTGCGCGGATAGCGTCAGCACATTCACCTATGCGATGTGCATTAAATGGACCAGCATAATAGTCACACACCTTCGCACACGCTTCGCGCTCTGCAGCTGCGACTAAAGCTGCAAACTTTTCTACGGTTTCTATATCAACATCTCTATACCCATGATTTATTTTGAATTGGTCAGCGTTATACAAAAACATGCCAACTTCTTTTGCCATGCGGATAATGTCTTCTGTATTCAATCCACTCATCAATCTTCTCCTTTGAATTTAATAACGCGTACTTCTGATGCAAGTCCAACACTGTGTCTCGAAAGATCACTTGTAGCGGTGACAGCTTGCCGCGTGGTGCTTTCAATTCGACAAACCACGTTGAGCCGTCTGGCATACACGCTAAGCGATCACTAACCCCGCGTTGTGTGGGAGACTTAAACTTGTACGTTCTGCCGCCCGCATGCTCGACAGCCCAGACAAAATAGTTTTCGATTTCGGATTCACGCATGTCCGAAGCATAAAACATTAAAAAGTATTTGACAAGAGCTTTTATTGCGGTAAGATGATGGCTCGAACACTTCAATAAAGGACTCTAATGAATCACTCTAATGTTGTCGGCGGATCAACCGCTAAGCGCGTCATCAACTGCCCTGCGTCAGTCAAGCTAGTGCAGCGCATGCCACCACAGGCAGAATCCGAACATGCAGCACGCGGCACGCTCCTGCACAACGTCATTGCTGAGCTGCTGGAGTTTGATAAAAAGCCAGAGCAGTGCATCGGCGCATCATACAAAGACCAAACACTCACACAGGAGTTAATCGATGAGAAGATTATTCCCGCTTTACAGGCACTCGATGAGATTGATCCAGATAAAACGATGGAGTACATGGTCGAAACCCGCGTTGGTTTTGGGGACTTTCTTCCTGGTGTTTTCGGTAGCACTGATCTGCTTGGCCGCCGTGATAACCGTGCATTCGTTATCGACTGGAAATTTGGCGACGGGGTGATGGTTGATGCAGTAGAGAATCCGCAACTGATGTTCTATGCTGCGGCAGCCATGCGAACCGAAGCAGCTAAATGGATATTTGATGGCGTTGATGAGATTGAGTGCATCATCGTGCAGCCACCACAGATACGCCGTTGGGTGACTACGCCTAAACGTATTGCTGAGTTCGAGCAAGAGCTACTTTATGCAGTGCGTCTGTCGGACTATCCTGATCCACCGATGACAACGGGTGAGCATTGCCGTTGGTGCACTGCAAAACCGATCTGTCCAATGATGACGGGCGCAGCAGACCGTGCGTTAAAAGTAACGCTTGCTAACCTGCCGGTTGAGCAAATCAAGATGCAGCTTGAGCAGGCCGATATGCTTGAGGATTACATTAAAAATTTACGTGCGTTAGCGTTTGAAATGTTGGAGAATGGTCAACCCGTGCCAGGTTTCAAGTTAGTCGCTAAGCGTGGTACGCGTCAGTGGGCGAATGAAGATGAAGTGGACGCGTGGATCGATGTTAATAAGATTGATGACGCGTATGAAAGCAAACTTCGCTCGCCTGCGCAGATGGAAAAAGTGCTCAAGAAATTGGGCAAAGAATTGCCGTCGGAGTTAGTTGTATCGATTTCGTCGGGCAGTACGTTGGCACCGGAATCAGACCCGAGGCCAGCGGTGTTACAAATCGGGAAGCAGTTAACTGCGGCCCTCTCTAAACTTCAATAAGGAAACAATAATGTCCAGTATAGTAACCTTCAAAGGTGCAAACCTTCCTTCTGTAACTTCCCTGTCAACCGCGTTGCGCACGTTGGATACCGAAGTCGGCCCAACCGGCTCAGTCATCCTGAAAATGGATAAGACCGGCCATTGGGTGTTTGGTGCAGATCAAACCGAAGTCGATGACGATTCCACATGGGCGATCAATCCTTTCTCATTCATTCACGGATTCATTGCGTGGGGCGATGGCGAGGTGTTGGGCGAGAAGATGGTATCTGTCACCGAGCCGTTGCCTGAGATGGAGTCCGCTCCACCGAATGCAAAGAACGGATGGCAGCCACAAGTAGGCATGTCGTTGAAGTGCGTCGATGGTGCCGACAAGGACATGGAAGCGCGTTACCCCGTGACGTCTGTTGGCGGTAAGCGTGCAGTTCAGCAATTGGCTGTTGCGATTGCTGAGCAGGTTGAGAAGGATCAGAGCAAGCCGGTGCCGGTTGTGCGTCTTGGTAAAGACCACTATCAGCACAAGTCATACGGTCGCATCTACACGCCGGTCTTTGAGATCGTCGAGTGGGTGAGTATTGATGGCGAGCGCGAAGAGCCAAAAGCAGAAGCAGCACCAGTTGTTGAAGCTGCTCCTGCACGTCGTCGTCGCGGATAAGTAAAAAGTCGGCATGGGCCTACGTAGCATCGACACATGCGCCGGATAATCGTAACCGGCATTAATATACCTACGGGGAAAAGCGGATGCTGGGATAGTGGAAGCGGAGATGATTTACTACTACCTGATGCAGCGAGTACCCCACCTAATTTTATGAAAATACTCTGGATTGATTTCGAGACGCGCAGTCGCTGCGATTTATCCTCGCGTGGAGTTTATAACTATGCACAAGACGCCAGTACAGATGTACTTTGTATGTCATACGCCTTTGATGATGGTGAAGTTTTCACCTGGACTCCCGACCAACCATTTCCCGATGAAGTGGCTAAGCACGATGGGACGATATGCGCCCATAACGCCGCGTTTGAGCGGCTCATTTTCTGGTATGTCTTACAAATTAACTTTGAACTCGAGCAGTTCTACTGCACCGCTGCCCAAGCGCGTGCTAACTGCTTACCTGGAAGCCTTGAAGACGTCGGACGTGCGCTCAGCAGCCAAATGCGCAAAGACCACCGAGGAAGCCAGCTTATCCGTGCACTTTCCATCCCTCGCGCTGATGGATCGTTTAACGATTCGCCCGAGCTAATGGCTGAGATGATTGCGTACTGCGAGCAGGACGTACGCGCTATGCGTGCCGTATCACAAGCCATGCGGCCACTGTCCGACGTTGAGCTAGCCGACTATCACACGAACGAGCGCATCAACGACCGTGGCGTGTTGCTTGACTTACCATTGGCCAAAGCCGCGATCAAGTACGCTGCTGCTGAGCTTGACGAGATCGAGACGCTAGTTGCTGAGCTGACCGAAGGCCAGATCAAGTCCGTGCGCAGCCCTAAGATGCGCCAATGGGTGATGGATCGCGTAGGGCCGCAGGCGTTGAAGATGATGGAAACAATCAAAGACGGCGAGTTGAAGTACAGTATCGACAAGTCAGTACGCGCCAATTTACTAGTTTTTGCGGAGGAAAACCCCGATGAGATTCCGGCCCATGTTGCGGACGTCATTCAATGTGCAGATGATCTCTGGGCGTCAAGCGTTGCGAAGTTCAGCCGCCTTGCGGGCTTGGCAGACGAGGACGATCAACGAGTACGAGGTGCTTTTGTCTTCGCTGGAGGGAGTGCCACCGGAAGAGCTTCCTCCTACGGTGCGCAAGTTCACAATTTTACGAGAAAATGTGCCAAAGAACCCGAGGATGCTAGGCATGCTATGGTCAGAGGCCACAGCATCGTTCCAAGATTTGGAAGACGCATTACAGATGTTCTCAGGGGAATGCTCCGGCCCGCACTGATACCGGCAGCCGGTCATTCGTTCGTTGTAGCCGATTGGTCGGCCATCGAGGCACGCGTCACCCCGTGGGCGTCAGCCGACCCGCAAGCCGAGTCGGTGCTAGACGTCTTCCGCGAAGGCCGCGACATCTACATACGCGAGGCCGCAGGCATCTACCGCATACCGGAGTCCCAGATCGGGCCAGAATCCGAAGAGCGCCAGATCGGTAAGGTCGCAATCCTGTCCCTTGGCTTCGGCGGCTCGGTTGGCGCGTTCTCGGCGATGGGTCGCAATTACGGTATCGTTATGGCCGAGTCGGATTCGCGTCGGATCGTTGACGCGTGGCGTCGTGCAAACCCGTGGGCCGTGCGCTATTGGGAAAAGCTTGAGAACGCCTACCGTAGCGCGTTGCGCAACCCTGGACGTGAGTTCTCAGCGGGGCGCGTTACGTACCTTTACGACAAGCAGCATCTCTGGTATGCGTTACCGTCTGGTCGCATTTTGTGCTACCCGTTCGCTAAGTTTGAGGGTGACGAGATCACGTATGTGAAGGCCGCATGGAAGCCAGCAGCAGATGCCAAAGAATGGCCAAGAGCGCGCTTGTGGCGTGGGCTTGCATGTGAGAACATAACGCAGGCAATCGCGCACGATTTGCTGCGCCATTCCTTACGCCAATTATCTGACACCGTCCTACATGTACATGATGAAATCGTACTCGAGTCAAAAAATCCCGAAGCTGA